TTCTTCTTCGTTTTCTTCTTCGTTTTCTGCTTGTTCCTGTTTGGCATCTAGATCATTGCCCAGGTACTCTTTCATAATGTATTTGAATAGTTCGAATTTATCTTCGTGTGGTATATCCTCTATTTTTTCGTAGTCATACAGAAGCATTTCAAGACCAACTACGACCTTTTCTGCTTCCAAGAAGGAATCATCCTCCAACATGCTTGAAAAACTTAATATGTTGTCGAACGTCATATCTACATGCAAGACATAGCGCCCGTATCTAAATTTATCTTCAAATTCCTGCGTTAGAAACATAGGCTATCTCTTTTTCTTTTTCGTATATTTCGCTTTCTTCTTCTCGAATCGTTCTTGCTCTTTTTCATTGATGTAATCAATAACCTGGAATAAAACATCAACTGTATCGGATATAGAGTTATTTGTTTTGGGATAAATTTTGTCAAAAGCACCATCGCCTAGAACATTATCCATAGCAGACTTAGTTATATCTTTCATTTCGTCCAGTGCCTTAGCCATTTCATCCTCAGTCATATCATCGCTCATGTTTTGCAGTTTTTCAGATTCTTTTTGAAGCTTGTAACCTTCCATGACATACGCTTTACGCTTGTTATCGCTTAGATCAATTTCGAATTTCTCTCCATCGATCTCAACTTCTTCAATCGCTTTATTAAGTCCGAATTGTTTCATGAGAACCCTCCTTATATAGAAAAAGAGCCGCTAAAAGCGACTCTATGTTGTGGTTACACTAACTGTGTCGGATTGCTCTGACTCAGTACCGTATTTATCAATTGTTGCTGTGACATAGAATTCATAAGTTGTAGCAGTAGTTAAACCAGTAACGTTGTAGTTATTAGTAGTTACCGTATCAACTACGACACCATCTTGATATACGTTATAACCGTCAGCTTGCTCAACACTATCCCACGCCAAATCAACACTTGTTGAGGTAACGTTAGATGAGGTTAAGTTGACGGGCGCCTTAGGGAGTAGGTGCTGTATAGGTTGGTTTACCTGCGAAATGAATTTCGAATGATATAGCGCCTTTTTCTCCTGCAGCTCCACCAGGGCCGACGATATTAACAATCGTACAAGCTCCTTCAAACATCGAACCATCAGGTAGCGTTAAACGGAAATCAGTACGTCTTGCTGGTCCTAGTTCCATTTGCAAGCCATAAATAAAGTCTTGTGCTGCATCACCATAAAAGCGATGACCGCTTACAGATACTATGAGCTGCGCTCCGGTAACATCTGTTTCTCCGAATCCGTCACCGTCAAAATAATTATCTTGTTGAGTTTCTTCGTTTGGGTCTGGTTCCATATCAGTAATACCTTTTGCTAAAAGTGACCATGTTTGCGAGTCTGTTCCGGTTGCGCTAGGTGTTGTGTTGATTTCTAGCTTGTTTTTTGATTGTAGCAAAAATGACATTATCCATTACCTCCTTGAATGTATAATTCTGCTTCGAACATTGCTGTCCAAAGCACACCGTAACTTGTTTTCTGAACAAAATTAGGTGTAGTCGTACAGTGAAAAGAAACTAAAACAAAAGAGCCATCACTTGATAGGATCGCCCTTGAATTCAAGTTATCTAGTTTTCCTGTTAATTCCTCAATCGTTTCATAAGCCACAAAATTATTTCTATTGTGCATCAACACTTGAAAGCTGAATGGATACACTTTTGATTTTTCCATGTATCGAGATTCGATGTTGGAAGGTGCTGGACGTATTGCCAGCGAGTCACCATCTTCTCTATATAGTCCGATTTCAGCAACAGAAGGTGTGAATGATAACCCCTCTATGTGCTCTTTGAGCCTACTTAAAAAGTCCATTGCACACCTCCTATAGTTTTCTTTTGGTAGCTTTGTTTGCTTGCTCTAACCATTCTTCTAGGTTTTCAGCCTTTGCAGCTTCCCACCATAAACCTTGCGCATTTGGATTCATGTCTGTTGAGAAGTCATATTGCGGGTTATAGTAAAGCTTTCTAGCGTATTTCGTTTGCCATATAAGCTCACCTTCGCCAATTTTAGAATGCGTTACCCCACTCTCTTCTAGATAACCTTCATCCTTAGGAATGTAGTAATTACTATCTTTAAGCGCTGCTTCATCTAGTGCGAATTGCCCTGCTCCTACAGCTTTTTTTGCTCGACCAGCAGGATTGTTAAGCTTTATATTTACACTGAACATTTAAGCCAGCTCCAATTCATAATGATGTGGTACATCTCCGAATGCATAAAAAGGTTTAGCATCAATAATCTCATATGATCGCCCTTCAAATGTAATACGTGACTGAACTTTAAACGGCGGGTATATGGAAGAATGTTGTTTATCAACAACTACCACATGGCTAACGCTGACACCCTCTGAATTACTTGAGCGGTTCAACCTACTAACTGGCTCTACTCGTACATTTTTAATGGTCAGTGAAGGATTGTAACCACCATCCCAACCATCAGAGCCTGCATATTCCTCGTATTCAACTTCATGAATTAGTAAACTTCGCGGTATTGGTTTAACACCCATTAGCAACACCTATCCCAGAGTAAAGTAAGCCTGTTGGGGTAAGGAAATCAACAGCATCAGAGCTTATTTTGCTGTTATTGTTTTTACTTTCCTTTTCAGTGTAGTTAAACGAGCCAATACTCACGCTCGACAGTTTACCAGCGTTAACTGCATCATAACCGCCATTTAATGCATAGTGTTCGACTTGAGCGCATACTGCCTTTTTAACTTGGTCCTGCAAGAATGTTGCTAGTTGCGTAAATTCATAGTTTGCTATTGTGTAGCTTGTCAGCTGATCAATAACCTCACTTGATCGTTGTGCTAATCGGTTAAATTCAGCCACGTCTTCTACTGGTGTTCCTTTGTAAGTATCATCATAATAAGCTTTGTCGATATAAGGCATAAGTTAAGCACCCCCTATTTAGAGGATGCTTTCTTATTTTCTTTCTTCACTCTATTTTTTTCTTTAGCCGCTTCTTCCTCTGCCTTAGCTTTATCTTCGGCTTCTTGCTGTGCTTTGGCTTCTGCTTCTTCAATTTCTCTTTGTTCTGCTTCTTTCTGAGCCGCTTCTTCAGCTGCTTTCTTTTCAGCAGAATCATCAACCTCATAACCCTTTTGTTTAAACCAGTCAATCAACCATTTATCATCTGTTTCTGCTTCCCCGTTCGCAAAAGGAAGGGAAGCGCTAACCCCGTTATATTTAGGGTTAGGGCTTTTAATTTTAGCCATTCAGAAAAACTCCCTTCTAGAAATTAAATTTAATTACCGTACTTTAATATTGCGAAGTACGCCTGCTTTACGTGTAGCTTTAAGCGCAATACCTGCGACCATTTCTACTTCACCGAATTTAACCGCTCCAGGAGTGTTAAAGTCTGGCAAGAAGTTACGGATAACGCTGTTTCCTGTTGGTGAAATACCGTGGAAACCATCCATACCAAAACCGACAGCGTAGAGGTCGGTCAATCCAGTTTCAGCAGTAGCATTTACTGTACGATCTTCAATCGGTACAGTCGGAACCGTAGCAGCGCCATCATAAAAGTATCCTAGGTCAACTAATGGGATATTGTCATAACCATCAACAGTACGACCGAATGCATCTTCAGCGCTTGTCCTGTATCCAGCACGACGAGCAAGTGATTTAATCTTAGTGATTAGCTTGCTGTTACCCATCAATGCACTAGGGCGACCATCAAGCTCAGCTAGGAAACTATCTAACACATCAAGAAATGCGAACTTATTAGAATCTAGTCCTGATTCAGTTGATAGGTCAGTGACAGTATCCGTGTTAATTTCTGTGCTAGAACCTGCTAGTGCCTTGTCTAGACCGTCAAATGCATTTGTATTTACAGCAGAATCACCATTGATTACTGTGTAATGGAACAAGTTAGCAGCTCCAACGATCTTTTGCTGCAGTTGGAAATTCGCTTCATTGATTTGACCCGAAGTTTCTTGAATTACGCGATCAATGTCATATGACCCACCGAAGATTTTTAGTTTCGTATAAATATCTTCGCGATCAGCGACGTTTGGTGAGTACTCGCTATTAATCGCACGGAAATCGGCAGTTGAAGGTGTTAACAAACGTTGGTACCCATAAGTCAACGTACTTCCTCCGGTACCTGGTGACACCGCGTTATCGAATTCAAGTGCATCTAAAAGTAAGGAAGCACGACGGAATTCGTCTACTACCATTTGATCTACTTTGTCGGCCATACCGACCTTTGCTTGTGCTAATGTAATTGGCATTCAAAATCATCTCCTAATAATTATTATTTTGTAAATTTTTGTGCTAGTGCATCTGCTAAATTAGCAGGTTCATCTCCTGAGCCTTTTGTGTGTTGCCCAGTCGTGAAGTTAGGTTTTGGTGGTTCGTTTGGATTTTCTTCTTCTTCAAACATATAAGGATCACTTTCCTTAATGTTGTTCAGTTGCTCTTCCAAACCTACTAATTTATCATCCTTCAGTTTGATAGTGTCTTTATCCAACAATGCTTGAACTGCTTTCGGATTCTTAACTTTAGCAGCAGATAAAGAATCTTTTAGAGCATGGTCAAAAGCTTGATCATTGAGTTTCTGTTCATATTCGTTTTTAGCTGTTTCGTTCTGTTGTTTAAGCTCGTCAATCTTTGATGTTAGTTCTTCGTTGCCTTTAGCCTTCTCACTAAGTTGATTGATTTGTTCGTCACGTTGTCCGACTTGTTGCTTATAATCATTCTTTTCTTGATTAACTGCATCGAACTTCTCTTTAGGAATATAAGACCCATCAGATACGACAGCTATCTTCTTATCACCGACTTTCTCAGTTACTTGTTGATGAAGTTCTTCTCCTAGCAATTCTTTTAAATCCATTTATACTCGCTCCTTATTAGTTGTTTTTAGTCATAACCCTCTGACCATAGGAATGCGCTTAGTTATACCCCAAGCCTTTAAAAAGGGCATAATAAATAAGCCTTTTATTGACAATGCTTAGGTCAAATAATAAACATAGAAAATAATCCTATAAAAATTAATCCGATACCAATCGTTATCCCTACAATCAATCCCGCATAATCTTCTTTTCCGAAAATGGCATCAGTAGTCCTTTTAACTTCATCATCACTGATTTTTAACAACGCGTCACTCCTTTCAACGCTACATTGCCCGTAGCTGGCAGATATGGACCACTTCCTTTCTATTCAAAAGTCAGTTTGTTATCTTTTAATACCTGATAAAGAACATTACTAACACGGTTAATAACATCTTCATCTTGTTCATTAAAGCCAGCTTCATGGAAACAAGCATGTAATAACTCATGAACAAATGATTGTTCTTTTTTCGTAGGTACCATGCTATTAAGTACTTCTATCCTTGAATCAGAATAACTGCAAGAACCTGCATAATTAGTGCTGCCATCGATAATAACGGTTTCAACTTCTGAGACATCGTACTCAACTCCTGCAACATTAATTTTATTCGGTATCAATACATCACCTCACCCAAAGTAAGTTGGTTTATCCTTCTTCTCCAATTCATGCACCTTTTTAGCCAGTGTAAAGAAATTATGATGTAGCCCTTTAATTTCTTCTTTCAACCCGTTTATTTCGCTTTCTAATTCTTTTTTAGTCGGCATTAATGCACCTTCTCTCTAGAATAACGTCTTGTCCTTCCAGTACTCTTAATAAACTGCCTTTGATTAGCCTGACGGTCTAACATCTTTCTATGTGCAATTTCAGCGCCCTCAGTGTCACCCATTTCTTTCAACATACTTTCTTCACGTTTGGCATAGCGAATGCGTCTTTCAAGATAGCGCTGTTTCTGACTGTTCTCATATTGCCTATCGTTAACCTCTGGATCTCTTGGCTTATAACGCTGCTTGGAAATACCCTCGATAAACGGATAAAATATATGGCCACAGTTAACACCTCTTATACCTGCCAGTTGACCGTAACTTGTTTCGCTTAATGGAGGATAATTCTCACTGTTGCCACTTCTTGAATAAATACGTCCTTGAAATGGAGCACATAACGGTCTAGCTCCTGCATGTGAACTGATTTCCACTAAATCAGCGCCGAATTCATCCATCCTGGTATCTTGCATGGAATTAGCAACATCATTACTGATTGTTCTAGTAACCATGCTCACATATCCCTCAGCACTCCATCTTTTACCTGCTTTATCAACCAATGCAGGAACACCAATTTCAGCCCATTCGCCAGTTGTTTGCCTTAATGCCTCTCTTGCTGTAGATGCGCCGGACAATACTTGGCCAGTGGTGCGATTCACGATGTTTAAATAAGCCTGTTGTGATTGGTCTAGCATAGTCGTGTTGATCATATTGAATTTATTAAGAGCCTGTGCTTCGTAAGCTCCTAATATCCCTGCTAGTGCAGTACTCTCATTAATTGGTGGTGCTTCATTAAGTTTCCCTGCCTCGACACCTTCCTGCAGCACATCTTCATTATCGATTAATGAGCCATAACCAGCTTTATTTAATGCTTTCTTTATTTCCTCAGATGTTTTACCTGATTGACTTGATAAGAAGCGAATGTTTTCATCAGATAAAGCACCCAATTCATTCAATGCCTTTGTCTGCCACGCTTCGATATCATCATCAATTAACAAAGAATCATATTTTGATAGTCTCTTGGCAATGTTGAGAAGCATTTGTTCTTCAATGCCTAAATAAACATCTACAGTAGGCTGTGATAGCTTTTGTAGTTCACGTTTGTCCATTAGTTACCGCCACCGTTATTGTTGCCAGTACCAAAGAAGTCCACTGATTCAGCATTAGCAGTCGCATTTTCCTCATTAATCTCTTTAATAAGTTCCAGAGCTTCATCATCGCCTAATCCGTGGATATTCATGATAGCGCGTTTTCTAGATTGCAGCTTATTAGTGATTAATTGAATCTGCCTCGATTGTTCAGCTGCATTATCTTCAACAATGGAATCATCAAATGTGACTGTAACCTCGTAATCAGCAGGAGCTTTATACAAGCCATATAATTGAGCAACAGCAACAATCGACTCAATAACTTCCTGCAATCCTGCTTCAATAATCGTTTCATGTGATTTCTTACTCTTAAAGGTCTTGCTATTCTCGGAAACTACCTCAGTAGCTGTTTTGACGGATTGCCCATCAAATGAGAATGTTCCAGCGCTGAATCCTGTTTGCATAGCGAATAAATTTAATAAAGCGTTTATTCCTGCAATGTGTTCGTCAACTCTTAATTCAACCGATATATCTTTTATATTCTCTTCATCTTCTCGATACTTAAACGCTTCGTAAGTCTCATCACTCGCATCAAAATAACGATGCATCTGACCTGTTTCGTTATCAACTACTGTTTTAACCATTTGAGCAGGAACGATTATACGCTTTTTGCCTAGTCTGAACTCACGATGAAAACTATCGAATGCTGTATCTATGGCTTTCATGGTGTCCATAGCGTTAGCGTAGATGGATATTCCTAATGGTGATTGTGTATCTACGTTATTGGCAGTGTTCGGCTTGATATAGCTAAATATAGGCTTCGACAATGCAGTAATACGAACTTCTTCTTCTAAGCCAGGGAAGAAATTCTCTAATGCTACTTTCACACCTAAATCATCGCCACCGCTAGACTCATATACTTCATTCTTAATAAGATAAGTACTGCCCTCCCATACGTGCCATTCCAGATGTGTGTACTTCTTATTGTTTTTCTTGAATTCACTAGGGAAAACAGCTTCTGTTATCGTGTCATTGTTCCAAGCTAATGGTATAAAACAATCAGCAGTAACAAATGACAACATCATCTTATCGTCTTTTACGTATGGCTTAACGACTGCTCCACCCATCGCAAAATTATATTCTAAGTGATCCTGGTATTTCTTATAGAACTTATTCTTCTTAAACACATCATCGATAAACTCTGATAATGACTCATCACTAATACTTATTTCACATTTTTCATTGAATACGAGACTAGCCATTTCAGCAGATACCGTCTTAGCCATCATCAGCGTGTCCATCTTACGTTCTTTCTGACCTTCTATTGTATGGTATTTAATTTTATGAAATGGTTCGTGATAGCCTTTATATAAGTCCTTCCAGATGTCGATATTGTTATATAATTCCTCATTCATCGATATATCTTTATGATCTGATATCTTCTCAATGGATTTAATAATTCCCAATTTAGCAAGACCTCCCTTCAGCGCATTCATTATTTTTCTCCACAATGGTTATCACCGCCTTAATAGTCTCCGTAATTTAGTACAATGGTTTGTGATTGTGAAATATCTACTTCTTTTAGTGTGAATTCACTGTCATTTATTCCGTAATCAGTTTTTAACTTTTCTTGAAGCATATAAAAAGCCTGTTGCTCATTTTCAGCAATAACTACTGAAGCCGAGCCAACAGGCCACCAACCTTCGTGATCATTACAAACGAATACTTTCACCTTTACACCACCTTATATGACATAATTCCTATAAAAATAATTTGTACTATAGCGCCATTCATCCATAGCGTGATTGTATTCATCAGTCGGATTGCCATTGTCATCCCTTACATACATTCCAACCTCTTTCACGAAATGGTAATGATCATATTCGTTGTTATCCACCAAGCAGAATTGCTCATTAGTCAGTGTGTTTTGCGTACGCTCGATACCAACCTCAATACCGCCACCTTTTTTCTTAGCATCAACAGCGTTATTGTCAGCCGGACTTGTATCGATTCCGATAAGGTGTAATTCTTCTCGTAATGATTTACAAGCAGGGTCTACAAAGAACTCAGTGAAGCGCATTTCGTATTTATCCGTACACCACTTAACAAATTGCTTTATTTCCTTAGCATAGGTACTCATGGCTTTTGTTTGCCCTGTATCAGTTCCGCTATGATAATAATGGGCTGTTCGATTTAATCTGAATTTATCGCCATACCTGGTTACAATATTGCAGCTGCATGAAGTTGCATCACTCTGACCACCGTCTGCCACGAAATACATTTCATACCGTTTGCCTAGCAATGTGTTTTCGGTATGTTTTTCATTGTTGAACATCGAATAAATAACACCTTCAGGCATAACTCTTTTTCCGTACCAGTCACGATCTAACAGGTAAGGGCTGTTTTTTAATGTTTCATAGATCTCTTTCTTTCGTTCATCTGTAATGATTGGATTATCTTGTATCGTCCAGTGTGTCCAGCGAGTGTTTTGAACGTCGAACACTTCTTTGATTACTGGATGATTAGGGGAAGGCGGGTTTAAGTCTGCTAAGTAATAACGATCTTGTGCAGCGAACGTCCTTCTAAAACATTCCTGAATCATGGTCATATGCAGTAGATTAATCTCACAAAATACAACACTACCTAAACTCATACCTGTAATAGCGCCGACACTGTTCGATTTAGAACCACCTTTGTAATAAACACGTTTAACCCCGTTTGGTGTTTGTATCTGTAAGTGATCACCGTGTTCATCGTGCTTTATTTCGCATAGGTTGCCAAATATATGCATTAATCCGGTACCGTCACCATCAATGAATAGTCGGAATGCTTGCTCTTGGTTGTAAGCAACAATTAAATGATTGGAGTCTTTTGAATTTGTTAGATAGTCAGCATAACGAAAATGAGCAGCTGTTGTTTTCCCGCTTCTTGGCGTTCCTTCGAATACATCAAGTGTGTAATCATAAGGGCGATAAATACAGTTTAATTGCTTCTCTGAGAACTCAATCTTTGCTTTGCTCATAGGCTTTCCGTCCTTCGATTAATGTATCAAGCAATCCGGTGTCTTTCTTCTCGCCTTTGATTAGTTTGGTGCGTTCTTGGATAAATTCAATCTCTGCTTTCGTCTTATCTGATTGCAACTGATCTTTAGCAGCTTGCGGTAATACATCAAAGTATTTCGTTAGCATTTCTAGCGCCTTCATTTTGTCAGCTAGTTTAATAGAAACGCCATCTTTACCTTGTTTAGCTTCAGTAATAATTGTTCCATCAACTGTGCTTGATTCATTGAAATCAACATAATTAACTTCTTGCATAATTGGTTTCTTTTTATCATCAAATAGCGGGCCAAAAGGACCCATCACTTGAATCTCTTTTTTGCCAAACACCATGTAGTCAGTAATGTCGGCAAAGGCAATAGCAGCATATTTCTTTAGTATGTCTGTAGCATCAAGGAATAATGAATCTGTGGCACTCGCTTTCAATTCTCGAATATATTCGCCAACCTTAACATTGCTTAACAATCTGCTCCCTTGAACATGGGCCGTATCTGCTGAATATCCGGCTTTAATTGCTGACTGTGTGGCGTTAAATGTTTTAAGATAATACATACAAAAAAGCCTTTGCTTATCAGTGAGATTATCACTTGGCAAAGACTCTTTTTCCGATTGTTTCTTTGTAGTTGCATCTTTCTTGTTTGGGGTTGCAACCTTTTTCGATTTAGTTGCATCTTTTTTAGTTGCACCCCTTGACCATTTTTCACGACTCTTTCTACTTTTAAGAGTGCCTAGTTTCAATTCATGTTTAGCAGCTAGATCCTTCAGCGTTATCTTTGATGTTTCCCACTCTTTACGAATATCATCCCAGTTCATTACATCTGCACCTACCCCCTACTACATAATCTTTATAGTGCTTATTCATATAGAACTTACGTTCTTTAAATACAATTACTTACTTGATTAGTGCTCTTACTAGATTTTACACACAATGCTTTTCAGTTGGCAATTTCTGAGAAAAGTGTGCATTTTGTGCAATTCTGTTCACAATCGACTCTTTAATGTTGTAAATATGCCTTCTAGATAAACCCATGTGCTTACTGATTGCACTCATACTTAAACCATCTAACATACATTCTAAAACAGCCTTTTCACGTTCATTCGTAATCAACGGAACTCTTTTTTGAATAAACAAAACTTTTTTCTCAAGCTTATTAATCCATGTATATTTTTTATCTCGACGAACAACTTCTTGCGCTACTGGATCACTCGTTTCACCTTGCGCTTTTGGCATTGTTGATTCAATACCTGATTGAGCTACCACGCTTGTCCCTGCATCATCTAATAATTCACGTTGCCTTTTAATTTCGTTAATCATCCAGCTATAATCTCTGAGTGCGTTTTCTATCTGTTGGTTGTTCATCCTTCCACCCCACGTTAAAAAGATTTTGAACATATTCACTGCGCTTGATTGGTTGCTGTACGCCTGTACGTTTATTTTTTCGATACGAATTAACTACCCACTGCATTCTGTATTTCATAACCACACTCCACTAGCAAAGAACAAAGCCAATGCAATAGCGCATAAGAATGCAAAATTCTCCTGCCTTTTCTGCTCCTTCTCAACGATTACTTTCTGAATTGTTATAAGTACGATTAGCAATAAAATTAACTGAAATGCTATAACCATTCCGACCCCTCCTATTTGGTTGCCAAATCATTGAAATTTGGGTAAATAAGTTGCCAAGAGTAATTGCCTTAATGCAACAAATAAAAAGGGCACAAACTAAGCGTAATCGCTCAATCTGTGCCCTGGTTGTTCCAGTAGCTTATTTAGTTAAATTACACCGATATGTTTTTCTAATGGTAATCCATTTTTAATATGCCAATTCTCACAATCTAATTTTGTTATACATCCACTTTGTAAATGCATTTGCCAAACTCCATTATTTTCACCATCTGCATAATAATATGGGTAAGGTTGATAACCTAAATTCATAGCCGCTTTCACACTTTCTTCTTTTATCAGTGTGATAGGAGGATCAGCATGTCCCTTCCATTTCCCATAAGCGTTTTCCCATTCCACTATTTGTCCTGCTTTACCATGACCACAGCAACAACCTAATGTTATAACGCTTTCTTCATTCAGCATTTTGATTTCCTCTGAAATACAAGCATCAACCATTACCGTTGAGTTAAATTGTTCGTTGTTTATAATTAGAACTTTTTTATATACGCCGTATAGGCAAATAGTTATCACCTCTATTTTTAGTTCGTCTGTTCAGATACGCTAAATACGACTTCTTACATGCTCTACTACAAAAATTTCCTTTTATTATAGGTTTTGCACATTCTCTGCACTTTGCCATTTTTTTGCTCCTTTATTCCTAATCAGATAAATCATTCATACTTTGAGCGCAATCCTCACAAATCCAACTTTCATCGTCATTTCGCAGGGTTGCTGTACGTTCCTTACAAACTGCGCAAGACTCCATTTGTTTCACTCCTTCTCTTTTCACTTCACCGTATAACTAACCTTCTCAGCATGTATTTTCCCATCCTGCCAAGTCACAATATGCTCGCCATATCCACTATCAGGCTTAGGAATCTTTTTCAGTTCACCCTGCTTGATCACCAGCACTGCATCTTCATCCAATTTAACTTCTGCTGTATCACCCATAACCTAGCCCCCTATGCCTTTTCTTTTAGAAATTCTCTGAAGCATGATTCACATAGATTTCCATCAACATGCTGTGCTTTGTCCCCACACTCAACACATTTACTCACCCTCAACACTCCTTTTCTTCTTCACGTATTCAATCCGAAACAAGACTATTGAAGCTATATATAAAACTGCTGCTATTGTGAGTAGTGCTGTTATGATTGTCATTGATCAAACTCTCCTATATCTCTGCCATAAGTTCCTTTGATATCATCCCTTGTCATTTCCCAACAACCCTTACACATCTTTGCTCTTGAAGTCATATCAGCGACAATAGGTGTGTGGTTCACTTTTTCTGCTATTTCATCACAGTAAGAACAAGTTATTATCTTGTCGACCTCTGCTTTGGTTAGTGAACCTATACCGTTACAATACGGACAAACATCATCCTCAATATTTTCGCTATGTCCGATAAATCCACCGCCATGACATGGTGGGCACATATGCATGTTTTTAAAGTCCATGTTAACCCTCCTAAAAATCATTTCAAGCACTCTCACAGATTAATTTATCTTGTTGTGTATATTTAATCATTTATGTATATATCAATCTGTGAGCCTATTAATTTTTAATGATTTGCTATATTTCCTAAAGTATCTAACTCAAATACTTCTATTTCTGCTCGTTCATCTTCTTTTTTGCATTTAACTTTCCGCAGCTCCATAAATTGAATTTGGCGGTCATCCTTATAAGCTATTTTATTAAGCGAATCCGTGAGCGACTTAGCATAGTTATCAATGTCACCCTGATTGCCACCAGCTAGATAAACCTTTATATTTACACCTACAGGCTCGTTGGTTGGTTCTCCTTGCATGTGCGACCTTGCAACCCAACCGACTTGCTTTTTATATGCTAGATATCGTTGTGCGCTTTTACTAACGTATTTGCTTTTCTGTGTCATTCGTACAGCTGGCACCGGACGACCTGGTATGGTTAACTCAATCATTTTCCTCACCAATCAATAACGCTTCCCTGCATTTTGCGTTGATATGCGTACGTTCCAGAGTAAACAGACTCACATCTTCAATATCCCTGCCATCACTCGTATGTGTAACACCTAGCTTGTAAAGATTGTTCTTTAAATCAGCTATACGATCATTCACTGCTCGCTGTCGTTGTTTTTCGGTTATGTCGTTCATTAGTATCCTGCCTCCTGACGTTCATGATTGATTTTGTTTTTGTCTAGATATGCTTGTTCGATTTGTTCTGTGGTGAATCCGAGTTCTTTACCTAATGCGATAAAACAAAGAACTAAATCCTCATAAGACTCTGCAGATATCTCGTTTTCAAACTGTGAAGTAAAGTAAAATACATTGATAAATTGTATTGTTATGTTTTTATCTTTGAACGTTACGCCCAATTCAATAGATTGCTTGTATAACGATTCATAATTGATATTGTCGAAGCCTTTCTCCAATCCAATACTTAATATAAAATGCAGGCAATCCACGTATTCTTCTAGGAGTGGGTTACCTGGACCTAATCCATCACCTCCACATGAAGAGCACCCATTTCCGTAAAAGGGATAATTACCATCACCACCACATTTAGAACAATTATCAGTTATTCTAGGATCCTGGTTTATACTCCAAAACTTAAACCCACGCCATTCATTTGCCAGCTCACCTAACTCAACCTGTAAAGCAAGAATCTTTTTATCTAGCAAGTCTTGTCCTTGCAATCCGTGTTCCTCTTCAATTCGTGCATCTAATTGCTTTTGTATTGGAAATAATTTTGATAGATTCATTGTTTTCCTCCTAATCGTCTACGAAACAGCCACAGCCGCCAACGTCGAACATATCAATTTGTTGTGGTTCAGTTTCGTACTCTTTACGTAATTGTTTAAGTGTTAATGTTTCCTTTTGCCCGTTCTTTGTCCTAGTCAGTATTGAAACATCGTCACGATCTAAGAACTTCAACATTTCTTGTTCTTTTTCTTCATGGTATTTATAACGTTCCGGCATTTCCTTTAGTAGATTAATAAAGTGTCCTTGCCCTGCTCTTACGCAGAAACCACCGCAATTATTGTGACTGAATCCCTTATCGTAAAGTCTTGGAATATTGATTCCCCTGCTTTCTAATTCTTTGATATTGTCAATCTTATTCACAAATGGTTCTTCACACATCGGAAACTCTACTGTATATGGATGCCAGTTCTTAATAGGTGACTTTCTGCGATGTTCTTCTGTCCAGTCGATACCTAGATACAAAATACATTCTCCTGGTTTATAATTGGCTTCAATCCATTCCCTAGACTTATCTTGTTTGAGTATGTGACTACATTTCGCTATCCTAGAATTGCCTAAGAATCTTGTATCTTTAAACACCTGCCATACGTCACGACCATCTGCTAATCTAGTTATCTCGGTTCCAAAGTCTTTTTCTGTATCATCCAAGAATCTATACAAATCTTCATCCTCCATCATGGTGTCCGTGAACAAGAGGATTACATTTTCTTTACCGTGTCTTTCAATTACTCTTTTAGCTGTTGCCCAGCTACCTAATCCACCGCTATAAAATATAATGTGCTTCACTCAAAACCACTTCTCCCCAGCACACTCAACATCAACTTCAAGTGCTCTTTCTAACTGCTCCTGCTCTTCTTTGGTCATATGTTCACTTCCTTTTCCCTTCAGGCTCATGCACATAGCGTTTTCCACTAACCTCAATCACTGTCGGTATATCCTTCTTCACTTTCTTGATGGTCACGACTGGACGATACCTTTCATTTTTGGTGAAGGTCCTCATTTGCTGTCACCATCTAGGGCTTTACGTGCTATTTCGCCTTTGTCATACTTTATTGGCTCGTGTCGTGCAAAAGCTGAACCCATCGAAATATTAACGCCTAGTTGGTATGTTTTGTTTGCAGCATAAAATTCTAATGCCTTCTTATACCGTTCATTTTCGGATTCGAGTTTTTCAACACGATTATATAGTTCAGAAACAATATTTGATTTATCCTCTAAAGAAAGTAGTTGGAATCTAATATAATCTTTTAATTCTTCTTCGGTTTTCATAGCATCTAACCGTTCACTCATCCCTATCCCTCCCTTTCAATAATTTCTCACCAGTACTAAATGCCTTTTCAATATCATCAATCTTCCCGTCAATCCAAGCTTCGTAAAGTCTAAAGAACACTTCATGCTGATTCCGTTTCACTATTTTTGTGATATACATCAAACTTTTTCCTTGATGCCAGAGTGACGATATTTCTTGCAGTTGCCACTCCGGAAATCCAAAATCAATGTCTTTGCTGTCGAACAGTACCTTGCTCTTTTCTTGTGGCAAAATAGGTTTCGAGCCTGTTAGTGTGTTCATGAATCCCCACCAGCTTTACGAGAATACTTTTTCAGCAGCTGTTCGGTGTCTTCCCATTCTTCGGGATCAACTTCTTGTTTTGGTGTGTTGTTTTTCTGTTTTCGTTCTTTAAACCAATCTGGAACAACTTCATTTGATTTGTTTTGGTAGTTTGGCTTTTTAGCTGCTTGTTGATTTTGGAACTCAACTTCTTCTGCCTTTGCTTGTTCTATAGTTTTGATACCTTTATTTGACCAAGACTGAATAATGCTTTTTGCGTATCCCCAGCTAGGCTTATTTCTATCCAGCGACCTTCTCATTGCTTCAATAACCATTTCGTCACCAAGATCTTCAATCCAGTAAAGCATTTCTTCAGAGATATATGGTTTTATCAATCCGAAGTTGTTTTGATAAAAAACAATGGCATCAGTTGAAGAAGTTGCAGGCTCTCTTTCTTCTTCTACTTCTCCTTCTCTTTCTTGTTCTCTTTCTACTTCTCTTTCTCTTTCTTCTTCTACTTCTCCCCCCAGGTCTATGGAAGGTCTATCTGTACTGTATTGATACGGTATCGAACCCTTGTCATGACCGCTTTTTTCATTTTTTTGCTGTATATCGTCTGCATAGGGTATTGATAGGTTATCGATACGGTATCCGTACTCTAAACATTTATCGATGAACAACTTAATGAAGTGTTTATTTTTAACTTGCTTTAGTTCTTTATTGATAAGTGATACAACTTTTGGTGAGCTTATCCAGTTGAATTTAATCCAATTAACTAGCATTATTTCTCTTGTCGGTTCGTGATAGATTATTTTGCCGTACTCTGTAAACCTATTTATCAATTTATCAACCGTTTCTCGGTTATATCCTGTTTCTGTTTCCATGATTCTTTTCGGAAGCTCGTATATACCGCATTGCGTTGTTTTGCTGTTAGTCATTAAATATAAATAGAAATACTTTTCTTCAGGTGTTAATTCTAAAACAAAACCATCTTGCCAAAACTCGATGTGTACTTGCCGGTATTTAGCCATTACTTCACCCCCAATCCTTCACGCTATATAAACAACTTTTCCGGTAAACTCCTGAATCTCTTTCTTAAATAACACTTCATCACTGTTACTATCTGATAAGTGCAGCAAGTGAATCTCCTGCACCTTGCTTAGATCGTTAGCTTTCAAAAACTCCTTCACGTTTTCTAAGCTGAAATGACTTCTTATTAATCGTTTCTTCATACCTTTATGAACTCGTCCAGATGCAATGTTTTCATTCAGAATGTCTATTGAATAGTTACACTCCAGAAGTAAATGCGTTAGGCCAGTGAACTTATATTTGATATAGAATGTATCCGTTGCAAATAACAACTTCTCACCCATACTATTCACTAATAAATAGCCTGTCGGCTCATTCACGTCGTGTTCTACATCAAAAGGCATAATCAACCAGGTGCCAATCTTAAATGACTTGTGTGCTTCTATAGGATTTATTCTGTGGTGTTCAATATCTAGTGCTTCTTTTGTGCCGGCACTCATATACGTGTCAATCCCTGCTTTTAAAACATCCTTCAGACCTTTTGTGTGATCACCATGCTCATGTGTGACTAAACACCCTGCTAAATCACTTGTGTTGAAATTCAATGCCCTTCTTATATCCTTGAATGCTATTCCTGCTTCAAGTAGCAAGGGAGTGCTACCGTCTGTTATGCGGTAGCAGTTTCCCTTTGAACTAGAAGCTAGTGTGTTAATCTCAATCATCAGAATCCCCTGCTTGATTCTTGGCTTTCTTGTTGCTCCATATCGTTCATAACATCATCAACATTCGTTTGTTCTGGATCCGGTTCTTCTTTTGGACCTTCCTTTTGTTCCGAGTTATCCTTTGCTTCAGGTTCTGAATCGTTGTATTCAATATCAATTACTTCTGAATTAGCATTTTCGCTGATTTCTTCCTGCGCTTTAGCTTCCTCAACTGATTCATCCTGCCTATTGAAGTGATCTAACATTAAGCTGCTATCGTTACTTGAGTTTAAGAACTTCTTACAAGCACGATTGATAACCGTTTTCTTAGCCATTTCCTGCTTGAATTCATCATGGGTACTTCCTTCCTTCTCCTTCTTAGCACCCTTAGACCAAAACTGTGCTTTACTCCAAGCTTGTCTAATCTCTTCAATGGTCATGATTTCGTGATATACGTTATCATCACTAAACACGATAGTTGCATATGCGCCTTGCATTTTTTCCTTATCGATATTGACGAACTTCTGCTTATGCGTAAGGTTAACAATGCGCCCGTTGTTCATTTCGTAGTCAACATCATCACCTTCATAAATAACAGCTGCATCAATTGTTCTTGCTCCACTTACTTGCTTAGTTACGGCCATAGTTCCAAAATAGGACCGTTGGAAAGTTAATGTCTGACCGTAAACAATGAAGTAACCTTGTTTCTTGTTAGGATTCAACCCTTGAACAACCATGTCCAGTAGAGCATTAGCGACAGAATCTCTTGTACAAACTTCTAAAGCTGGCTTTCTGTTTTTATCCTGAACACTTTGCAACGTTAACCACGCGCTTTTCATTGCGTTCTCAGGTGAATAGTTAGCAGGGAATCGAAGCTCACCCTGCTCTTGAAATTGTTTTACCTTCTCAGCTACCACGTCGACTGTATCTTTTTTGATCATTGCTAGTTCGTTTTTACTCATTTGTTATTCCTCCCATGTTTTTAATCGCAATAACTTCTATTGCAGTGTGGACAACCTGTCACTAATGAATTTCCTGCTTTCTCAACTGTTATTCCTGTTTCAAATGTCGATTGCTCTTGGGGTATAGGCTTTTTCACCCCGTTTTCTATTTTCCAATGATATGGTTCGTAGACATTCCTTCTACAATTCCAGCAAACGCCACTCTTAGGCGCGAAGTGAGGAGCGCTATTGTCCTCACAGTATTTAGATTGAGCTTGCATACTTGCTGATATATTAAACTCACCCACTTAAACTAACTCCATTTCTTTTGCATTCTCGATTCTCAGTTCTTTATCAGCCTCAGATACTACTAAGCTAATAACTTGTGAATCTATATCAATCAACCTCGTAACTGATTCAGCGTTATCAACGAATATTGGAGCTTGTACACCGTAATGCTGTGACAGTGTATTGATGATATCTAAGCCGACATTGATTCTTGCAGCGTTGTTTAGTCCGGCGTTGTAAGGAACACCGTCAAGAGTCGTAGTACATATTTCTTCAAGACCACCGTTGATATTCGTTTTGAATAGGTTGAATCGAGCATCTTTAAACTTGCTATTAATCTTCTCTTCCAACATGTTTACCTTTGTTCGAATGAATTCTTCTGTTAGATGTAACTCTTCTTCCAGCTGTTCAAATTCTGCAGCAAGTTCTTTTTCCTGCTTTTCAAGTTCAGCAATTCGTGTCTTAGACTGTTCAGATTGTGAGACTTTGCTTAAATCAATATTCACTTCGTTCTGCTTCTCATTTAATTCAGTAATTTCTTGTTTAACTTCCTGGACTGATTTCTCAACAGATTGTTTCAGTTCTTCGATTTGTTGTTCTAGTGCTTGTCTATCCTGCATAAGCTTTTGGTAAGAGGCGTTATCCTCTATTGGTTTAACATTGCTTTGTGACTCAGTTAACTTAGCTTCAAGCTTTGCAACCTGCTCTTGCTTTTCAGTTACTTGTTTTTCAAGCTTGCCTATATCTTCAGCTACCGTTTGGTTTTCTGTGCCAGTAGCTTTTATTTTGTCGTTTGTCTCGACACCTTTTGCTTTAATGTGTTCAAGCATTTCAGCCTTATTTACATTGAAAGTCTTAATAATTTCTTCACGTTGTTCTTCTGGAAGGTCTTGACCGCATGAAGGGCAAGAACAGTTCTCTTCATGATTGAATGCTTCGCTGTCCTTCTCGTCATATCGCTTACGTAAATCAGCACGACGATCAATTAAGTCATCGATATAGTCTTTGTTCATGCTGTGCTGTTGCTTCTTGCTGTTTATCTTTGATTGCAATACAGTGATATTCGATTGTTCTTCCTGAAGCTTCGTTCTTAATTTGTAAACTTCATCTTGACCATTCTGAGCATGTTCATTTTTTATATTGGCAATTTGTAAATCAATATCGCTTATTTGTTGTTTAAGCTTGTTGACCTCACTACCACCGCGTATATCGTTCACCTGCTCTTGTTTCGATTCAATCTGATCGTTTAATTCTGTTAATTGCTTTTCGATAGATGATTTGTTTAATCCATTTACATCAGGTAAGCCACGATATATTTCATCAACCCGCACTGGAATCTTTTCTAGCTCCTGGTTGATTTCTTTGCGTTTAGCAGCAATAACTTTCTTATGGTCCTCGATATTTCTGCCACTTAAAATATCTGTAAGTTTGCTTAGATCCTTATTTGAATTGATTACTTCCTCGTCTGATACATCTCCAGCAATTTCTAGTAGCAAGTCACGACGTTTCTTCCAGCGCAGTTGTTCGTTAAAATAACTTGGGCTTGTTAGCAGTTTGAATATGTCCTCGTCTACAATGGATGCAACTTGATCAGTGAACCCTTTTTTATTACTAGGAACACCATCAATATAGTGATCTGTAGTATGACCGGAAAATTCGCTTGTTATGGATCCGCGTTTCTTGGTCCATTTCTCGCTGAATACCTTTTTGAGTGTCAGCTGCTTATCATCAACTACTATTGTTGCTTCTACTTCATGGTTTAACTTAGGAATTGGCTTGCCGTTCTCTAACGTTTTAATACCGAAATCCTTTTGATTGTTTGAATCCTTATCGAACAGCAACCAAATAAAAGCGTCTGCGATGGTTGTTTTTCCAGTAGCGTTGTCTCCATGAATGCTCACATTGCCTTCTGCATTTAATTCAAATTCCTTAATGCCTTTAAAGTTCGTTAACACTAAATTCAACAGTTTAATTTGTTTCAAGAAAAACCCTCCTATTGTTTAATTACGGGGATTGTTATATAATTGAATTACGATATTTGTTAAGCAATCCCTGACCCATTTATGTGGGTCTTTTTTTGTGCAATCATGTTGAAGTATTCTTTTGTCTTTAATCGTGCTGTGTACGTAAACCCAGCTAATTCAAATGTAATAACTGTGTAGTCGTCCTCTACTTCAAATAAGCAAGCATCTAGATTCATGTCGTTATCGTGGTAAAGGCTCTTCAATGTATCTGCTGTGATGGATAATTCAGAACACCACATGGCTGTAATCCCTTGCTTTTCAGCTTCAACCGCATTCCTTGAATGTTTTAAAAGCTCGTCTACTTCCATGCTCAACCCTCCTTTCGTAATGACTTCAACAGCAGGTGACTAACGCGCTGTTAGGGCTAATCAACCCTTTAGGAAGCAAGAACAGCAGTAATCGAGGGGGATGATGTTCCTGCTCTCACTTCCTAAAGGAAGGACTAGCTTGTCCTTGCCTTTTGTGCTAAAATGAATGTAATTCAATTTGTCATTCGGCTCACTGTTGTCGCAGTGGGTTATTTTTTTGGTTTAATTTCTCCATTTGAATACTCCTTGTTTCGAGATATGGTCGGACTGCGCACTACAATTCATCAATAACAACATTCATAACTATTTGTCCGCAGTCCTCACATTCATAGACTGATTTATCTTCGTAATACTGTGTGTCAACATCTTTTGAGTTGCACTTATTACATATAATCGTGAATCCTTCTTTCATAGTTTCTTCCTCCCTACTCACATTTTTGTTCTACTGTGGCAAAGCTGACCAGTATAGATATAGTAGTGAAACTATCAAACAAACGTAAATTTTCACTACCTGCCAGCGCCTACTCATCGTCCTAACCCCATGTTCGCAATTACTCTATCAACTTCTTGTTGCCCTTCAATTTGCTTAATTTCCCACCAGTGCTTATCAAATGTTTGTTTCGCTATTTTCAATTTTTCTAATTCACGCATTGATCTACTAGCGTTATCAAGATATGCAGCTGTTTGCCCAAATTCTCCACTTTCCAATTGAACAGATGCGTTTTTTATGCAGTAGTTATAGCAATCTAGTTCTTTTTGCGCTCTTGCCTGGTCATCCTTTAGAAATGTCATAGTATCCCTCCTAATAAAATGGTTCCGACTGTTCCAACAGCAAAGTCTAGTACGCTCTGCATTACGCTTAATCCATCTACACCGCATAAGAATGCGACCATAACCTCTTGTGTTTGTGTGTTGTTCGTCCATGCTTGTAATGTCGATATGTGTGGTTCCATTGTGTCGTTCTCATACTTCGATACGTCCGATTGACTGATGTATAACTTATCTGCTAATTCTTCCTGACTGAATCCTGCACGAGTCCGACACGCTTTTAAGATTGCGCCGACTCTCACTTTTGAACCCCCTTTCTATATTCAATATTCGAATAGTCATTTTTATGGGCATGTCATACAATGTACTTATACCGACCCCACATCGGTAGATTGCTTGAGAACGGATATTACTTATTGACTTCTGCTCTATTTGTTGTTTTGTCCAGCCACTCAAAGAACTGCTTAGTTGGTACTTTTGGGTGGCCTAACTCTCTATTAACTGGAAAGTCTGACCGATTAAATAACTCATTACATTTAGTTGTGCTAATGTCGACTATTTCCATGAACTGCTTTCTTGTTAACAGAGGTGGGAGTTGCTTTTCTCTTAGCTCTTCTAGCAAAACCGGAATTAGTTGTTTCTTTATTTCACTTACAAATGTTTGAATTTCTTCATGGGTGAAAGTTGTTACTGGCATTTATTACACCAACCTTTTAAAATTTTTACATTGCATGCTTGGATTGCTGATCTATCCAGTTCATCAAAGCTGTGTACGGTATTCGTATCTTGTTGCCATCCCTTATGCATGGAAATCCGTTCACTTCTGCTTGCTGACATAGTTCGTATGTCGCTGTTTTGCCTATCCGTAGTATCTCGGCTGCTTCGGGTACCTTGAGAAATCTAGGAACTTCGTTGTAGCCGTGAGATTCTAATAAGTGTTTGATGTCGTCCAGGTGTTTTTCAATTTCTTCGCGGATGATTTGACGTATGGATTCTTCAAAGGTCATTAGACAAACACCTCGTATTCATTGAGTAACTTTTCGGATAGTTTGACCTGACCTTTACCAGTAATTAAAGTTGTTAAGCTCTCAACATCACCCTGTGTACGACTTACAACCGTTACTGTTGTTTCGAATAATCCTTGTTCAATATATTGCTGTTTTGGATTATTTTTTTCTCGGCCAGTTCTGATTAGATAGCCTTTTTCTCGTAACCATCTGAACATTTTATTACGACCGATTTTCATACCGTGTTCGTCATACATCATTTTTGCGAATGCGCCAACATTGATTGATGCGCTTGAGTTTGATACAGCTTTTCCGAATGTTGTGTACGGTTTATCTATTTTTATTTGATATTCTGCTTGCGAACGTTTTTCCTGTTCTTCTTTTAAGTTAGTAGCAAGTTTAATGATGGTGTCTGGATTCAAAAGAGCTTCTTCTACTGTTTCAGGTGTCATGTATGCACCGTGTTTCCTGATTGATGGGATTACCTCTTGAGTAATCCAGCGTTTGAATTGTTTAGCCTCTTCTTTTCTAGATTTAAGAATCACTGAGTAGAGGCCTGATTCATTGATGACAATGGCTCCTCTTTTAAAACCGACTAGTTGTAGGTTTTGCTTTTCATCATCATCCAAGTATCTGGTCATTGCTTCTGCATCGGTAAAATGAAGAATGGCTGCTACGTCTCTTGCGATAAACCATGGTTCATTGTTTTGTTCGATAATTCGCAACTCTTGATCATCGAATACTTTTGTTAGTTGGTTCATGAAATTGCCTCCATTTCTTTTTTGATAACTTTTTTATCATAATTGTTAAAAAAAAGATCCGGGAAGAGTTTCCTCATGTCTTTACTGAAGAAATTTTCATATTTAACCATTGTCTCTCTACCTGGATTTACAACGCCTTTTTCTAACTTGCGCACATAAACAGTTGATATCCCTATCCCGTCCGCAAGTTGTTGTTGTGTTAGTTTGTGTTTGATTCTAAGTTGTAAAAGTAATTTGCGCTCCACTTTTTTCACCTCTTTTTTTGATAACTTTTTTATCACTACATTCAATATAAATGATAAATTACTTATCGTCAATACTTTTTTGAAAAACTTTTTATCATTGATAATATTTTTATCGTATATGATTTATAATGGAGGTGATTTGAGGTGCTGACAATGGAAAAGAAAAATGAGGTATTCGGGAAAAGATTAAAAGAATTAAGGGATAGAAAAGGCCTTAGTCAAGAAAAGATGTCCGAAGCTTTAGGGATATCGAGGGCTAGGTATTCTCACTATGAAAATAATCATGTTGAGCCTGACATTGAACTAATACGTAAAATAGCAAACTATCATAAAGTGGACAGTGATTATATATTAGGAATAACAGATATTCCAAGCAGAGAAGAAAACGCTGAAATAGAAAAAATACTCAACGATCCGCAAACAGAACTAATGTTCAATGACTGGAAGAACATGTCGGAAGAAGAAAGAAAAGAAGCAATTGAAATGATAAAATATATTAAGTTTAAAAATAAAAGGGGAGATTGAATGAAGAAATTATTATTCCTTTTGCCGCTCTTAATCTTAGTTGCATGCGGCGGTGAATCGGTTGAATATGAGGATAATGTCAATATTGATGATCAAACACTTACCATTGAAGGCGAAACTACCTTGGAAGATGGTTCTGTTATACATTATGAAGTTACCAATTTTGAAATAAGTGAGATTCTTCACGAAGGAACTACAAAGGTAACTGACGGTACCTTTTCAGTTGATCTAGACGCTTCCGAATATCCAGCTGGTGAATTCGAAATATATACTGCATTTTTACCTTACATGCAATCCGAAGAGATACAAGAGATATACGGTGAATCAGGTGAAAACCTTAAAGGGGATAAAGTAAGTAAACTAGAAGATATGGAAGATGACATAAAAGTAATCGAGTCACGAAGAACGTTCGAAAAGCAGTAATCAATACAAGGTGTGCATTAAAATGTACACCCTATTTTGTAAACTAAATACGAACATATATTCTATTTTAGGGGTGGTCATCATTAGGTATACATATTTAGAGGACTTTGTTCGTGATTTATACAAGCGTTTAGACATTTGGTTGCCAGGTGAATTAGAGATAGAAACAATAGCCAGTAAACTAAATCTAAGTGTCCTATATGGCGGTGTTAGCCTACGCTTTGGAAATGTGTTTGTTATTCGAAAATCTAATAAACAAAGAGAATGGCAATTATTTGGCCATGAAGTTGGTCATTATCTTGGCCATGTAGGCAATCAATTAATGATGCATCATTTGTTTCGAGATCTACAAGAATACCAGGCTAATCACTTTGCTTATCATTTTTGTATCCCAACATTTATGTTACAAGATTTGTATAACCTTAACGTCTATCAAGTTATGAATCTGTTTAATGTAGAATATGAATTCGCACTAAATCGACTAAATATGTATGAAGGGAAGATAATCTATGAGAGGACATATACTTCAACGCGGTAGCAAATATTCGTTCGTAATTGATATTGGACGAGACCCCGTTACTAAAAAACGTAGACAAAAACGTGTATCCGGATTTACGAGCAAGAAAAAGGCACAAACGGCTATGAATGATATGATTGCTGAATTGAATCGAGGGAGTTACGTAGAGCCATCCACAGAAACACTTAATGACTATCTGGATGCATGGCTCAAGCATAAACAAAAAAGAGTAGCACACAGCACTTACTTGCACTATAAGACCTATATCGAGAATCACATAAAGACTGCTTTGGGTAATACAAGAGTATTTGATTTAAAAGCACGACAAGTTCAACAATTTTATGATTCTCTTTTAGAACAAGGGCATTTATCCGAACGATCCATACATCATATACACCGTATTTTAAGTAATGCGCTAGAAAAAGGAGCTCGGATTGGTGACGTTCAAAAGAATGTTGCTAAAGCTGTAGAGCCTGCCAGTGTACGTAAAAAGGAAATGAAACACTGGAACATGAATACATTAAAAGGTTTTTTGGAACTAACTAGAAGGGAACCGCATTTCATCGCCTGGTATCTTGCTGCGTTTACAGGAATGAGGCAGGGTGAAATATTAGGGTTGAAGTGGGATTGTGTGGATTGGGGTAATAAAACCATTTTTGTACGCCGTGCACTAAAAAGGGATGAAAGAAAATATATTATTGCTGATTTAAAAAACAACGCCAGTTACCGATCTATTTCTATATCTGACACAGATGTGTTTGAATTAAGGAAATACTTCAACGAACAGAAAGAACAAAAAGTAAAAGTTGGCAAAGATTACGATAATCAAAATTTAGTTGTTGCCACTGCATTAGGTACACATTTGTTACCTTCAAACCTAGGCAGAGCTTTTCGCCGTTGCCTTAAACAAACGGAAGTAGATAAAATTCGTTTTCATGATCTAAGGCATACACATGCATCTATGCTGTTTGGGCTTAAGGCGCATCCAAAAATAGTGCAGGAACGGTTAGGACATTCTTCTATCCAAGTGACCCTCGACACATATTCTCATATGCTTCCAAACATGCAGGAAGCTGTGGCAGAATCATTAGAAAGTGCATTTCAAAAAGAAGAAAAGGACAAGAACAAGAATTCGCTTTAG